ATGGAGCGCATCACCTCGTTTATTTGTTACTGCGTCGCCGTCTTTCTGGCCTGGCTGGGGGGTATGTCTTATCAGGATATCGCCTTTTTGGTGGGTGCCGCCGTCGGCGTCGCGACCTTCCTGGTGAACTGGTACTACCGGCGCAAAACCTATCGCCTGTTGAAAGCAATGGGCATCAGTGGAGAAATCAATGCAGCCATCAATCGTTAGACGCTGCGCCGTCGCCGCTGTCCTGGCGATTGCCGCAATGCTGCCACAAACGCCGACGTTGAAAACGTCCGCCGCCGGTCTGGCACTTATCGCTGATTTTGAAGGCTGCCGCCTGTCGGCNGCTGCGCCGTCGCCGCTGTCCTGGCGATTGCCGCAATGCTGCCACAAACGCCGACGTTGAAAACGTCCGCCGCCGGTCTGGCACTTATCGCTGATTTTGAAGGCTGCCGCCTGTCGGCTTACCAGTGCAGCGCGGGCGTCTGGACAAACGGCATCGGGCACACGGCGGGCGTGAAGCCGCAGACGCAAATCAGCGAACGTCAGGCCGCCGTGAATCTGGTGGAAGACGTGATGCGGGTGGAGCAAGGCATTGCGCGATGTATGCCGATCGACATGCCGCAGCCGGTTTATGACGCAGTGGCGTCCTTTGCGTTCAACGTCGGCGTGACGGCGGCGTGTAAATCCACCCTGGCGTTTTTCATCAACCAGGGCGAATGGCGAAAAGCCTGCGAACAGCTGCCGCGCTGGGTGTTTGTGAACGGCGTGCGCGTCACCGGTCTGGAGCGCCGCCGCGCGAATGAGCTGGCCTACTGCCTGCGGGGTGTCTGATGCGTATTTTAATTTTGTTACTGCTGGCCGCGTGCGCGCTGGCGGGGCTGCAAACCTGGCGTATTGGCGGCCTGACTGATAAGGCAGGCCAGGCGCAGCGGATCATCGGCACGCTGTCCGCCGGTATCGAAAGCCGCGATAACGCCATTCACCGCCTGAATGAAGACGCCGCGACGCGGGAACGCCAGGAGCAAAGCCTGCGCACCCAGCTCACGCAGGCCGGTCAGCGGGCGCGGGATCGGGAATACACAATTCAAAGGTTACTCAATGAAAATCAGGAAATGCGTGATTGGTATAGCGCTCGCCTGCCTGACGGCATTGGCCGGATGCACGCCCGTCCCGCCTTCGCCAGCGCCGCAGATTATTTACGTTGGCTGTCCGGCGGTCACGAGCTGTCCGATACCGGCAAGCTCNCCCGCCACTAACGGCGATTTAAGCAGTGATGTCAGAAACCTGGAGGCCGCGCTNACNGCCTGCGGCCTCCAGGTGGAAGCGGTCAAACAATGCCAGGAGGAACACCGTGTTAAAACCCGCACAGCTACGAAAAGCCCTGACTGACGCCGTGCCGGTGCTGCAAACCAGCCCCGACCAGCTGNGGATGTTTGTGGATAACGGGCGCATNGTTTCCACGTTAGCCAGTTCTCTGTCGTTCGAATATCAGTACCAGGTCGAGCTGCTGATCACCGACTTTACACAGGACAGCGATCTGGTCATGGTGCCCATTCTGGCCTGGCTGCGCGAGCATCAGCCGGACATCATGGCGACGCCGGAAAAGCANCAGAGCGGCTTTAAGTTTAAGGCCGACATGCTCAACGATGGCAGCTGCGATATTGCCGTTTATTTGCAACTGACCGAGCGCGTGATCGTTAAACAGATTGACGCCGGTCTGCACGTGGAACATTTTCCTGAACCGCCGCTGCCGGAGCCGGTGGAAAGGCCGCGTGAACTGTACCTGCACGGCGAGTTAGTGAGTCAGTGGCATGAGTGAGCTGACCGCGTTTGATACCCGCCTGGCGGGGCTGATTGCCGCCCTGTCACCGCAAAGTCGTAAAGCCATGGCCTCTACCATTGCAAAGCGTTTGCGCAAACATCAGCAACAGCGTATTAAGCGGCAGGTCACGCCGGAGGGGCAGCCGTTCGCCCCGCGTCAGTCACAGCCTTTAAGGGACAAGAAAGGCCGCATTAAACGGGAGATGTTCGCCAAACTGCGCACGGCTAAATACATGAAGGCCAAAGGCACGGACAGGGACGCGGTGGTGGAATTCACCGGCCAGGTTCAGCGCATGGCGAAGGTGCATCAGTACGGGCTGCGGGATCGCCCGTCGGTCAGGGCGGAGGAAGTGCGGTATCCGGCGCGTCCGCTGTTAGGACTGGACGCGGAGGATATGAAAATCGTGGAAGATGAATTGCTGAAATTGTTAAGTGGCATTTAATCCTACATATCTTTCCATGCAACCTGGTCTTCCATCTGTTTTACGACTCCATCATAGCCTGGAAAAATCCGTGACGTACCATACCCAAATGAATTTAAAAAACCGAAGACCTCTCGTGCCTCACTTCTCGGTAGAGATATTTTTACAAATATATCTTGCCCTATATCCAAACCTTCAGGAATACAATCTTTAATGGCTTCATCTAAAGTCTTTCTATCCTGATCAATACTATCACCAACCTTAACTTTGGTAGCGAAGTGGGTAAAAAGTCCTTTTTGTGCATTCAAATTAGCATTTGATGAGTAATGAGGTGTAACAAAATTAAGTGGTAAATCTTTTGAACTAATCATTTTAATAATACCAATGGCTTCTTTATTTAGTGCCCAAATATTTAAGCAACCTTTATTATTGATGTGAGGATTTGGCCTGGTAGCAAAAAAAGCCGCAACAAAGGGGTCATACGTCCAATCGAGTAGCCTTGTAGGTAAACCATAGTGCTGGGCTAAAGCTGCAATTTCCCAAAGTGGCTCGGGAAGCCAGTTTATAGACGACGGAGCGTATGAGAATTCAAAAATATTGCCCCATTCCTGGATCATATCATTTCTTAATTCTTTTATGTTTGGAACAACTAGTCCATTCATATCTGCTGATTTGTAAAAATTCCGGAGAATACTGTACTCATACTTCATCAAATCACTTGCAGTATCATTACTGTGAGTAATTGTTGAGCTTAAAGCAGCCAGCTTAAATACTTCATCAAAATTCCCCTTCCTTAATAGCTTCGGAATTAAATTAAACTCATCCGAAGAGTGCCCGCGAAATATGAATTTAGAAAAATCACTATTCCAACTGGTTAGGCAATTCAT